TGTTTTAGAAGAATAAACTCCCTGGGTATTTCCCCCACATAATATTATACAAACAAAGGTATTAAATTGTTCACATACCATACCGTTTATGAACACCCGTCTATATGAACACCACCGCTCAGCTCCCTCGGGCGAGCACCGTTCCACGCTACGCTACGCTATGCACCACGCCACATTGTTAATTATTTAACAATTTATACATATTGCACAAAACACCACTCCCTCTACCAGAAAACTTTGTACACCTTGCCGATAATAAAACCCTTGACAAATCGCCTTCTATGCTGTATAATTATAGACAGAAAGAGAGGCAAAGGGCTTCTCCGAGATTATATATTCAGAAAGGATAATCATTATGAAGAGATTAACACTTACTACAGAACAGCTCGCTAAGAGCAACGAACAGGACATCAGCAGAGGAAACAGCGTTGTACACGACCCTGACTTCCCAGTTATGCCTACACCCCTTGACAAGAAGATACTTGTCTACATACCCAAGACAACAGGACTGTTTACATCAATCGTACACGATGTTAAGGCAGGCAATTCATTCTCTAAGGTACGTTGTGTACACGGCTTAGGCGATGAGTTCTCCGAGTTTGGTTACACAGGCGAGTGCCCCTTCTGCCAGAAGCTTCAGACGGTTTGGGAGAACTTCGATATGAAGCTTGAACTTAAGGCAAGAGAGCTGGGCATAGATAAGGACAACGACCCCGAGGATATTCTTAAGGGCGCTAGAACAAAGCTTCTTCGTGAAATGCCTATAAAGAACGCTCAGAAGTACGTTGTAGTACCTGTAGTGGTAATAGGCGAGGGCTTAGATGGAAAGCTCTACGATGAAGGAAAACCTTACTTCGTATTCTGGACTTGGGACAGATGGGTTAAGAAAGTTCAGACAGAGCTTGAAGACGAGGGAGTACTTGGACAGTCAGTGTTTATGCGCTGGTCTTTCACATACGATACAAAGGGTAAACAGCCCACAGCTATGGAGTCAGCTAAGGCTCTTACAACTAAGGTAATCACACCTTCAGAGATAATGTCATCTCGACAGAAGGAGTATGAAGGACTGTTAGAAGGCTTTACAACCCTTAAGGCAGTAGACAATATCAAGGCACTCAACTTCTATGAGTACAAGGATATTGAAGAGCAGGCTAACAAGCTTGTAGAGAGGATTGCCAGAGAGAATATGCAGTTTCAGGCAGGACAGGTAATCAACACCAATCCCGTACTTGGGCTTGACACAGTAAAAGCTATCGAGGACTTTAACAAGTCAAATTCATAAATCCATACCTCCCGCTTCAGGGGCTGTGCGTAACAGCCCCAAATTTATATAAGGAGGTTATATAATGAATAAAGAAATCTTAGCTGAGTTACGCAAGGTTGAGCAGGAATTAGCAAAGCTCTCAAAGTTAAAGGCAACCAAGACAACAAAGCAACGTCAGCTTAAACTCACAAGGCGAAAGGTGGCTTTGCAAGGTAAGTTACAGAAGCCTAAGGAAGAAATAAAACCTCAGAAAGCAAAAGCCGCTTCATCTGAGGTTAAAGCTACATCAGGTGGAAAAGCTAGTTCTTCAGAAGCGCCTAAAGTTTCTGTAAAAGTACCCAAGATAAATAAGCCCAGAGGAAAGAATAAAAAGCAGCGTAAAAAAGAAAAGCAAGAGAATAAAAAGAAGAAGCAAGCTAGGAAAAAGAAAAAACCAGTTCAGACAGAGCCTTTAAAGACTATACCGTTCGGAACATTGCCTGACACAGGAGAAGTACAGGTTTCAGAGCCTATGAGCCTTGTTAGTATGCTTGTTACAGGGATTGTAGATAGAATAGAACAAGCTTTAGATGGTAGAAGTGAATTAGTAACCGTACATTCGGGTGAAGGTTCACATATTAACACAGCCGAGTATAACGGTACATTCATATCTGCTAGAAGCTATTATCACCGCTTAGACGTAGCTGCAAGAAGTACAGTGCTTATTAAGGTGTGCGAGGAAGCTAAGAAGGAAGCAGACCTGATTAACGCAAATGATGAGGGAGCTTTAAAGGCGTTTAAAGACGGAAATTTGTTGTCTAATATACTGATTTCAAAGCAGAGTGAGATATTGTCAAGGTTGTTTAAATGGGTGTTTGACTCAGAACAGGACGAAGACGGGTTATCAAGCATTGACGCTTTATTTCCGTTTACAGAAGCCTTTGGTGGTACAAAATATGAAGCAGAGCTTAATACAGCCTTAGATGAAGCAGCTAACGAAGATATGAATGGTGGTATCGAGAGAGAGGAATACAACCCTAAGGATACATTTATAGGTTACACAACAGGTAGAGAGTTTGTTATATTACCAGACGATACCATTCAGCCAATAAATGATAGCAACATTAAATTTGAAAAAGGCTCAGATGGATTATACGAGATAGGTGGTAAAAAATACACACTCAAGGAGGCAATAGAAAGACTATGAGATTTGTTGGTGCTTCAGGTAGGGTTTATTTCTTATCAATAGAGGATAAGGTAATCGTAGATGATAAAACTAAGGAGGTGATAATTTACTTAGAAGGTAGAATACCTGGCTTAGGTGAGTATAAGTTATTTTCAGAAGAGATTGAACAGCTCCGTTTAGCTCTTGATTATATTAAGAAGGTAGTTGATATATTATGAAAAAAGTTGATTTTAAGTCGGCAAATTATTTTGTAGCAGACTTTGAGACAACTGTATACACAGGTCAGAAAGAAACCGAGGTATGGGCAGCCGCTCTTACATCGGCTATTTCCTCATATGATGATGAAGTTACTGTGTTTAATAATATAGAAGACTTCTTAGAAGCGTGTGTAAAGCTTACTGTAAACGAGAGCGCTATAGTTTACTTTCACAACCTTAAGTTTGACGGCTCTTTCATCTTATCTTGCCTGCTCAGACAGGGTTTTAAAGTGCCAGAACACGAAGGTGATATGCCAAACCCAGAGGATTTACCTATAGGCGATTTTACCTATAATGTAAATAGTATGGGCGCTTGGTATTCAATAACAATTCGTACAGGTAACAATTATCTCCTGTTTAGAGATAGTTTAAAGCTCTTACCTTTTAGCGTTGAGAAGATAGGAAAGGACTTCAAGACAGCACATCAGAAGCTCTCAATTGAGTACACAGGCGAGAGACACGCTTACGGGCTCATAACAGATGAAGAAAAAGAGTACATAAGAAATGACGTGTTAGTTGTAAAAGAAGCTCTCCAGATAATGTTTGAAGAAGGACACAAGAAATTAACTATAGGCTCGTGCTGTATGGAAGAATTTAAGAAGACACTGACAAAGGCTCAGTATAATGCTTTCTTCCCTTTAGCACAGAATATGCTTATAGATAAATCTGTTTACGGACATTCAAACATTGATGAGTATGTCAGAGCTTCTTATCACGGTGGCTGGTGCTATGTTGTTAAAGGTAAAGAGAAGAAGCCAGTTTATAATGGCACTACAGCAGACGTAAACAGCCTTTACCCAAGTATGATGAGCTCCGAGTCGGGTAATTATTACCCCGTAGGCGAGGGTTTCATTCATAAAGCGATAAACAACGAGATACCAGAGATGTACAAAGATACTTCAAAATGGTATTATTTTGTACGTTTAAAGACATCGTTTAGGCTTAAGAAAGGTTATTTACCTTTCATACAGCTTAAGAATAACCCCTTATATTCTCCTAACGAGTGTTTAGAGAGCTCGGACTGGGTTAGACCAAACGGTGAAGTGAGAACGCATTACATAGACGAGAACGGACAGATACAGCCAATAGCCCCTGAAATGGTGCTTAGTTGTACTGATTTTGACCTTATACAGAAACACTATGATTTATCGAATACTGTCATATATGATTATGTGGTGTTCAGAACAATCAAAGGCGTGTTTGATAAATACATAGATAAATATAGACAGATTAAGATGAAAGCTAAAGGTGCTCAGAGACAACTAGCAAAGCTCTTTCTGAATAATCTTTATGGAAAGTTTGCAACATCACCCCTTAGCTACTATAAAGAGGCTTACATAGAAAACAACATATTAAAATGGAAAGCAAAGCGAGCTGAGGACAGAGAGGGTGTGTATATACCAATAGGAGCGGCTATTACATCTTATGCAAGAGCATTTACGATTACAGCGGCTCAGGCAAACTATCACGGTGTAGATAAGCCAGGCTTCATATATGCAGACACCGACTCCATTCACTGTGATTTACCGCCCAGTAAGATAACAGGTATCAAGGTAGACCCAAATGCTTTCTGTTGTTGGAAGCTGGAGTCCTGCTGGGATAAGGGTATCTTTGTTAGGGCTAAGACGTACATAGAGCACGTTACAGAGGAAGATTGCGAGCCCATAGATAAACCTTATTATAACATAAAATGTTGCGGTATGCCAGATACTTGCAAGGCTGTTATAAACAGAGCCCTGATAAGAAAAGACATAGAACGTATCACAGGTGTTTTACCACCCTTAGATAAATCAATTGAAGAAAAGTATGAAAATGATGAACTTAGTTTAGAGATAATGCGAAACGGTATGAATTTAGAAGATTTTAAGATTGGACTTGAAGTAGGCGGAAAGCTAATGCCCAGGCAGATACCAGGCGGCACATTACTTGTGGAAACAACCTTCAAGATGAGAAGTATATCCTTATAAAAGATGAAACCCCTCTACAACAATAGTAGAGGGGCTTCTTGTATCTTGAACGAGAGCGCTGTTAAACCGTGTAGCAACTACGATAGGCTATAAGGCGGTATTTTCCACCCGTGCTTTCCTTACGCCTGAGTAACAGACACAATCGAGGATACCTACATTGATAATAGGTTTAAAACAGCTTCCTTGCACTCCAGATTTTTAAATCGGAAGCAACCTTTACGGAATTTATACTTCAGATTGCTTATGAGCCCTATATTATTTGCTACAAGCACATAGTTGACATCGTGGTCTTCTACTGAAGCACTAAGCTTTACAGGGTGTGTCATATCTGCCTTATCAGAGCAATAAACAATGCCATCATAGGCATAATCTCTTATAGCATAATTCTTGCCCTTATATTTGATAGTGCAAACATAGATATTGCTTCCTGTTGGCTGTTCGATAAATGAAAGGTTATCATTAAGATAAACATTCTCAGATGAGTAATTAAGGTAGTCAGAGTTACCTTGAGCAAAGGCTCTGTTAAATGCACTCTGCTTCTGTGCTTCACTTGCAGATGTGTTATAATTCTGCTCAAATACGAAACCTTCTCCCCTTAGAAACCTTGTATCCTTATTAAGACGTGTTGATATGCCAAAGGCAGCAAAGTATGGGTTAATAAGGCTTACAGTGTTAGAGCACATATACAAAGGCACATATTTTGACTGTGAGCCGTGTCCTCTGGCTACAGATGTATGAATTGACTGTATCTGAGATATTTCATCCGAGAGATAATTATTATTCTCAGATTGAAATTCATCGAAGAATATACAGCCTACATCATTAAATAAGTTACTTCTTCTCTTATAGTATTCAGAACCGCTTATAGCGAGCGCATAACCACAGCTCAGGTCATTTATAAACAGCTCGTGATAATGTCCTTCCACGTTGATAAAAGTCATTTCATCTTCAGGAAAGAATAATTCCTTCATAGGCGTAAAGAAAGCAGGCTCACAGCCCTTAAGTTCGTTCTTATGCCTATATAATAGAATAAATTTACCTTTACCCTTCTTCCAGCGATTGATTATGAGCTTCGAGAAGGCTGTTGTTTTACCTCCAGAGCGGTTTCCCGATACAATAAATATTTCAGGTGTTTCTCCGTTTATATCTTTCTTGGATAACAATTTCGATGGGTTATAATATTCAGGCATATAACCACCCCTTTCATTCTCATTATACAACATTGTTAATTTTTTGTCAATACCCCTTGACAAATTTTTAACAAAGTGCTATACTATAATCAAGGAAGGGAGGTGTGCCTATTGAATAAGTATTCAAACATCTTATGTGTTAAATCAATATTAACTATCGTTTTATCTGTAGCTTTCGCAGTGTTATGCTTCATATACCCAAAAGACTTCACAGATACTATGAAGATGGTTATAGTATCGGTTATAACATTCTATTTCTCACATCAGACAGATAAAAAGAACGCTCAGAAGAGCAAGGAGGTTTCAAATGAAATTACTTCAGGCGATGGCAACTAACAACCCTTGTTATAAGGAAGCAAAGCCAGTTAAGAAGATAACTGGTATAGTCGTACATTCAACAGGCTGTGACAACGAACTGCTCCGCAGATATGTACAGCCTTCTAAGACAGATAAGAACTACGACACAATAATGAAAGACCTCGGAAAGAACCTTTATAAGAATGACCTGAACGAGCCTAATGCTGAGATATGTATGCACGCTTTCATAGGTCAGAATGATAAAGGCGAGGTAGAAACTTATCAGACCTTACCCTACAATTACTGCTGTTGGGGCTGCGGCTCAGGCAGTAAGGGCTCTTATAATTATCCGCCCACGGCGAGAATACAGTTTGAGATATGCGAGGACAGCTTAACGAACAAATCGTATTTTGATAAGGCATTTAGAGAAGCTATTGAATACTGCGCATACCTCTGTAAGAGATTTTCGCTCCCAGTTACGGCAATATCATCTCATAAAGAGAGCTGTGCTGCTGGATATGCAAGTGCCCACGGCGACCCAGAGAACTGGTTGACGAAGTACGGTAAGAATATGGACTGGTTTAGAGCAGAAGTTAAGAAGCTTATCGAAAAAGAGCCTGATAATGACGTTAAGACACTGTACAGAATACAGGTAGGGGCTTATGCGAATAAAGCAAATGCTGAGGCACATTTAAAGCGTCTTAAGGCTAAAGGTGAGCAGGGCTTCATAGTAACAGTCCAGAAAGGAGAATAATATGGCAAAACTTGAAAGAGAAGCGTTCTTAGAACGTATTAAGGCGAGGTTAGGTGAAACACCCTCAGATGAAGATATTTCATTCTTAGAGGATATGACCGATACCTTTGACGGGTTCTCTGGTACGTTTACACAGTGCGACATCGACTCAGCTGTAAAAGCTAAGGACGATGAGTGGAGAAAGAAGTACACAGAACGCTTCTTCGACACAGGCTCAAAGCCTCCCGAGGGAAAAGAACCCGAAGAAGACGATGACACAGCCGAAAACATCACAATCGAAGACTTATACACAGAAAAGGAGGACTAATAATGCCCACAAAAGACTACAGAAACGTTAAGACCAACTCCAGTGTTGACGTGCTTAACGCAATTCGTAATTCTGCTAGCCAGAATTATAAAGACCACGTTCCGATTGCCACACCTAACGCAGACACAATCAGAGCCATAGGCAACGTAATGATGGACTACACATCTATTCAGAATGAGTTTCTTCAGGCTCTGATTAACCGTATTGCCGCTGTAAGAGTTTCAAACAAGTCTTACACAAACCCGTTTGCCGTATTCAAGAAGGGCAAGCTTGAGCTGGGCGAAACAATCGAAGACATCTTCGTAGATATCGCTCACGTTAAGAATTATTCACCCGAGAGGGCTGAAAACGAGCTCTTTAAGAGAGTATTCCCTGACGTTAAGTCGGCTTTCTATACTCTCAATTATCAGAAGGTATACAAGCAGTCAGTACAGCAGTACGACCTCGAAAATGCTTTCCTTAGCATAGACGGTGTATCATCTCTCATTGAGAAGATAGTTACCTCTATGTACACAGCTATGGAGCAGGACGAGTTTCTTACATTCAAGTATCTTATCGCTAAGAGAATACTTGACGGACTTATGTACCCCGTTGAGATACCCGCTGTATCCAATGAAAATATGCGTTCTATTGCAGAGACACTTCAGGCAGTTTCAGATGATATGACATTCCTCAAGAAGAAATACAACCTTGCAGGCGTAAACAACTTCTCTTTAAAGGAAGACCAGTTCCTTATCGTATCTGCTAAGTTCAATGCAAAGAGAAACGTTGAGGTACTTGCTTCTGCCTTCAATATGGATAAGGTTGAGTTTTACGGACATATGAAGCTCGTAGACAGCTTCGGTGACCTCGACATTGAAAGACTCGATGAGCTGTTTGATGGCGACCCCAACTATCACAAGTTCTCTCAGGAAGAGCTTACGGTGCTCAATGCAGTTCCTTGTGTCTTAGTTGACAGAGAGTTCTTCCAGGTATACGATAAGCTTACCGAGATGAGAAGCGTTGACAACGGCGAGGGTCTTTATCGCAATATGACACTCCACGCTTGGAGAGTTTATGCTGTTTCACCTTTCGCTAACAACGCTCTGTTCGTATCGGGTACACCCGCCGTTACAGCTGTTACAGTTTCACCTGAAAATTCAACACTCTCCGCAGGAGCAAAGCTTCAGCTTACTGCAAACGTTACTACTCAGAATTTCGCTCCTCAGGGCTTAATCTGGACATCTAACAGCGAGATGGCTACAGTATCGTCCAGCGGTGTTGTAACAATCTCACCTGAGGCTACTTCAGAAACACCTATCACTATCACAGCTACATCGGCATTTAACCCCGAAGTTTCGGGCACTGCTACAATTACAGTAGCCTAAGCACAGGCGGCTGGGCTACTGCTCAGCCGCTATTTTATATAAGGAGATGAATAAATATGGCTTACATAGCTCCGAATAGTACAGTATGGCTTTATAAGGGTGTTCCACTTGACCCTAACTATGAAAACACATACTGGTTTCCTGATAAGGCTACACAGAAGGCTGAGTTTGATAAATCATACTTAGCTTACACATTCACCGCTCAGTCATATTGCAGAGCAACAGGCAACGCTATTAGGATACAGAGAAATCCAGATGACCTTATAAACTGCAACTATATGGCTTTCAGAAACACATCGTTCGGAAACAAGATATTCTATGCGTTTATAGATGAAGTGGCTTACATCAACAATTCAACAGCTGAGGTGAGATTTACAATTGATGTATTGCAGACGTACTTCCGAGATGTAATATTTATGCCTAGCTACATAGAAAGAGAGCATAGTGCTACTGACAATATAGGCGACAACATTGTGCCTGAGCCTAGTATTGGTTCACCTCACATAGTTATAAACAGCCCAAATGTCGCAGATGAAAACAAGGGTGTAAGAGCGCTTATACCAAGTGATTTGATGAATAATAACTATCTTGTTATTGCTACTAACGCAAAGTTTTTCCTTTCAAGCGACCTTCTTGATAATAGAACACCGTTGACAGTACAATATCCTAATCTTCCAGGTGGAAGAGTTTTATTCACAGGTGATTTAGTTCTAGTCGAGTGCAGCAACGTAAATGATAGTGCTAGTGCTAATACCTTAATGACCGTGATAAAACGATTTGTAGAGGGCAAGGTAGAATATTATGATAACAATGGTAAGGCTGTTATTGAGGATATGTATATAGTGCCTAAGGCTTGCGCATATGGACTTACTTGGTATGCAACCAATCCACCTAGTATTTTCTATGAAATGATGAGACCAGATAACACAGGCAGCACATCTATACCTCTACCAACAAAAAGTGATAGCTTAGACGGATATATTCCTAAGAATAAAAAGCTATATACAGCTCCGTTTAGTTTCTTGCGTGTTACCACAAACACGGGCTCTTATATTGATTATCCGTGCGAGATGATAAAAGGTAATACAGCAACATTTGAGTGGTATGGAAGTTGCTTATATGGCGCAGGAAGAATATTCGGCGGCATAACTAACTACAAGTCATCTAATAACAGACTTATAGATAAAACGTTAAATTTAGAGTTTAACAACCATATACAGCAGCCGATTAACCCAGATAACTCATTAACTTACCTCTGGCAGGATAAAGTTACTAACTTTGGACTTCATATGGCTTCTACGGCTATATCATTACCGTTTCAGATGTATAACTATAACACAAGATTAAATTCAGCGGCTAAAAAGGCAGAGGAAAAAGGCGAAGAATTTACACCAGAGATACCTGTTCCAAAGGTATCGCTTAGTGCTTCGACTGGTGCTATGGCTGGCGGTCAGGCGGCTGTATCAGGGTGTGATTTGACTAAGTTATACGGTAGGTCTAATTTCTATTCAATGCAGATGTGCTATGATAAGGCTACGCTTGTTCAGTACGATAGCTACTTTACCAGATATGGCTATGCAGTTAATCAGGTGAAATTCCCTAACTTCATACAGGGTAAGGGTAGACAGACATTCAACTACATTAAGACGAATGGTACAAGCATAGCAGCAAAAAACGCTCCAGCTGACGCTATTCAGAAGATGAAACAGATATTCGACTCAGGTACAACAGTATGGCTTCAGCTCGGTAACGTAGGTAACTTCGGACTGAGCAATGACCCAATATAAGAAAGGAGATAAACAATGCCAAGAAAACATAATCAGTTTCACGATAGCCTTACAGAGAATACACGTTCACATAATCTCTATTTTCGCAGGCTAGCTGAAATGTGCCTTTCCAGATTTAAATGGAAGCTACCTGATACCGTAGATACAAGGTACTTAGAGATAGTACTAATGACAGAAGGACAAGCGTTATTCTTCTACGATGAAGTAATGGGTTATCTGGTAATGCCTTTCACAAACGGTGGTAGTGCTCTTAACACAGCAGGAGAACCCCTTAAGAGATTTGCTTACTCTGGTAATAACGGCTATAATCGTACCTTAGATGAAACAAACAGCGTTATAATTCATAACAACTTCCTTGAGTGTAACTCAGTGATTGATATTGAATATTATGCTGATAAGTTGTACGACTTAGACCAGACAATAGAGGTTAATTCTCGTATGCAAAAGACACCTCTGTTTATCAAATGCAACGAGAAGCAGGAATTGGCTCTTAGGAATATGTACCGCAACATCACAGGCAATCAGCCGCTTATCGTGATTGATAAGAGCATTGACCCTAACGAGTTAATGGCTTATCCTACTACAGCTCCTTTTGTAGCAGATAAGATATACACCCTTAAACAGAACCTCTGGAAAGAGGCTTTAACTACTTTGGGTATACCTAACATTGATACCTCGAAGAGAGAAAGACTTATCTCAGATGAAGTTAATAGGTGTCAGGGAGCTATCATAGCTAACAAGAACAGCCCTCTTATGATGAGGCAGACAGCTTGTGCTCAGATAAACAAGATGTTTGGTTTAAATACCAGCTGTGAGTTTATGGGTACAGAGGAAGAAAAGGAAAACGAGGAAGAAAAGGAAAATGAGGAAGGAGCTGACATAAATGAGTAAGTACACCACAGAGCTGAGATTTATCTGCGAGCAATTCGCTGGCTACTCAGAGTCAAAAGGCTTCTCAAACATTGAAGAAGTGCTGGATAATAGCTGGGATAAGGTGTTCAATTTCACTACAGACCGCCCCAGTAAAGAACAATGCAAGAAGATATTAAGGCACTACTACACACGAGAGATATGTGCTGAAACAGTTGGTAGATGGCAGTTATTCTTACAGGCTACCTGCTCAGAGGTAATGCCTAAGTACAATGCTTTGTATGCTGCTCAGATTAAGGAAATTGACCCTTTCTGGAATAAACATTACACCAGAGACGGAAAAAACGCTGACAAGACAGATACATCAGTTAAGAGAACAGACAATACCACTTCTACTACAAACGGGACTCAGGGCACAACAAGTAAAAACACACAAACGAATGACCTTACTCGCACAGATAATTTAAAGACAAGCAACAATTTTAAGACTAGTTCAGATAACACAAGAACAGACAATCTTACCCGTACAGATAACTTAAAGACCATAACAAAAAATACTGAAACCCGTGACTTAACTGGTACTGGTACTTCATCTGGTAAAGATAAGACAGGGCAGTCTGATACCCCTCAGGGCAGCCTTTCAGATATTGAGTCTGGTAATTATCTCACTTCAGGCTCAGTTGTTACTAAAACAGGCAATACCTCGACTACTGATAAAGGTACGGTTAGTAATAACAGCGATATCTCTAATAGTGGTACTGTTAAAAACTCAGGTACTGTTACAGATAAAGGTTCAGGGACTAATACTGGTACAGTTGCTAACACAGGCACTGTTAAGGACACTGGTACAGTAAAAGATGAGGGTACAGTAAACGTTACATCATCTAATACAGTCAAAAATACTGGCGACGTGACAAATGTTGCCTCAGGCGTAAAGAATGGTACTTTTAGTGCAAATGTTCAGGGCTTTGATGGAAAGTATTTCTATGAAATGCTTAATGAATACGCTGATAAGTTTGTCAACATTGATAAACTTCTCATAGATGAATTTAAAGACTTATTCTATGTGCTTTATTAAGGCACAGAAAGGAGAACATTATGTTCAATGACATCACACCGCTTCAGTTCTACTGCCACAAGATACTGCCGCTTGTATATGACGACAGCTTATCTTACTATGAGGTTCTTTGTAAGGTTCAGCAGAAACTTAACGAGCTCATAGAGAATAATAACGAGCTCATAAGACAGTGGGAGCTTTACAAGAATGAAATTGATAAGGCTTTCGGAGAGTACAAGAAGCAGCTTCAGGCACAGATTAACGAGATGAGGGAAGATATTTCTGCTTTTGAGGAAATGATAAACGCAGAGATAGCGGCTTTCAAGAACACAGTTAATACTCAGCTTGCTAACCAGACAAAGGCTATCAATGACTTCAAGACAGAGGTAAACAACAGACTCGCTCAGCAGGATACAACAATTCAGGAGAATTATGACGCTATGCTCCGTGCTGAAAACCAGCATAAAGCTGATGTAAAGAACACGTTAGATGGCTTCGAGCAGACAATGAATACAAGGCTCAGTCAGCAGGACTCAACAATTCAGGCAAATAATGAGGCTATGCTTCGTTCTGAAGCTCAGCATAAAGCTGATGTTAAGAAGATACTTGATGGCTTCGAGGCAAAACTTAATAAGGCTATAGCTGACTACAACAGGACTGTAGAAGAGATACCTTCAATGGTTAATACTCAGGTAAACAAGTGGTTTACTGATAACCTTGATAGCCTTATAGCTCAGATAACAAGCAAGATTGAGTTTCCTAAACCTCTGGTTCAGATGTGCGATGAAAAGGTTTACGCTCAGATACGCAAGGGTGACGTAAACACAAGTTGGGCTAATAATACTTATAAAGCTCACGCAATGTCAATTGTAGATGTAAACAGTGAAGTCTTAGGCATACCTACATTGCCTTCAGGCACAAAAATCAAGACTATGTTTACGCTTTCTCACGTTGATTTTAACGGTTATCAGCGCACGATTGCTATGTATGGCTTTGATGAGGGGCATAATTACACAGGCTTTAAAAAGGTTGTGGGTGTTCCTGACGATGTAGAGGTAATGTTTGCCAATTCAGAGTTTATATACTACATTTCAAATGATAAAACTCTTTATAAGACGGCAATTAGTTCTATTGTAGCAGCTGAGAATAAAGCTCAGGTAGAAGGTGTAGAAGTAACAAAATTAGATGTAAATCCTAAAGCTGGCTGTATAACAGAAAAGGGAGAGATGTATTTATATACAGAAATAAATAGTGCCTCATCTTCAATTACATACTACTCAGCTATACCCAACCCTCCTAGTGTACTTCCAATACCAGCTACAAACATATTTCAATACAACCACTTCTGGGACCATGGATATCCTAACCCTCTTATGTTTATGTACACAGACACAGAGAATATTTATGTTGGCGGTAAAATGCACATAGGGGGTCTTTGTAACCGTATTGACGTATATACTCGCAACGACATAGCTCCAAACGGGTCTCAGTATCTTCCTATAGCTAACTTAGAATGCAGAGGAGCGGCTTGTTACAACAATAAGGAAGTTTATTTCCTTCACCAGGGTTTTGACGGTGGTTTAATATTCACAGGTACAAACCGTGTTACCACAGCTGATTTTGATTATGTCAGAGGTAATCTTGTTCAGAAAAATAATGTTCGTATGTTTGATACAGACGATTACTACGATGTTTTCTGTAATATGAATTACACAGATTTCTTTATAGACGGTTCATCGGGCAGACCTTTTAATTACCTTCAAGACGCTATCAATAGCTATTCATACATAAATGCGGCTAATGTTGCGTTCAACCTCCAGAGCGATATGTATAAAGACGACGTTTGGAACGGTTGGTCTCCTATTGTGGTTGAGGGATTTAAAAACGGTGTTAATATATACGGTGATGGCTCTCAGAAGAAGATAGTAAAGCTAGCTTTTAAAGACTGTGCTTATGTTAGAGTCAATAATATTGATGTTGACACTTCAGGAGGATATAGTAGCCGTACAGTTCACGATAAGGGTGGCTCGTTGTACTTTGAAAACTGCTCATACGTTGAAGTAGTTAATACAAAAGTAACAGAGGGGGGCACGTATTCAATCTCAGTTATAAATACTCCTGTTCATATCCTGGATGGTTGTTCAATTGAGAATAATGGTAGCTCAGCTACCTTCTATTGTGATAGTACAGGTGCTATCTACTTTGACTCAGCTATAACACTCCCCGAAGGAGCTACAATTGAGTCGCCTCACGCAAATATGCTTCCAGCTGATATTAAAAACTGTATCTCAATGGCTTCAACACCGCTTAGTGAAACAATACCCGACATATCGGGCTGTAACATCAAAGATGTGAAGAGAGATGGCAAATACAAGTACGATACCACAGATGTGGCTGCTTCATCATCTAATCTTCCTAATGTGCTTTCAGGTACAGTATGGGTTACAGTAAAGAACCTCGGCTCAGATGTTATAGAGTATGATACAGTCGGTGCTAACACTAGCTACAATAACGCTTCTTGGTGTGGCTATATGAGCGGTGATACTCTTAGCTGGAGACCGAAACACGGATACTCTGTTGGAGTAACCCTTTCAGGTACTACAGGTACGCTAACAGTGCTTTACACGGGCACAGGGCTCTCATTCATACACGGTACATTCACAGTTACAGATACTATTACCTCAGGAAGTGTTTTATATACCTTTGGTGGAACAAATGTATTTAACTGTGGTGCTGGAGAAAACCCAGTAGAAATATCTAATAGTTCAGGTGCTGTTAGCCACGGCTTAAACATCAAAAATAATCAGATTGTAGCTA